ACCGCCGCCGCCTCCGCCTTGGTTATCGTCATCGTCATCATCGCTGGGCACCTTGCCGGAATGCTTTCCACCCTTAATGGTCCATATGCCACCGTTTCCCTTGACGAGAAGGTCGCGGCTATTGTCGCTGTATACGAGATACCGTTCACCATTTATTTCTTCCAGAAACTTAATGTTGACGTTGCCTTGGGAGTCATCGTCATTGCTTCCAGAACTCGAGTTATCGCCGCCAGGTGGCGGGTCGACTTCTACGCTTCCGCTGGCGTCGCCGCTACCAGATATCCCGGGCAACGGGCTTGTGTCGTATTTGTTGATGACAGCCATGGCCTTGTCGTACCGACTTTTATATTTACGCAGCCACGGCTGATGAATCGTGTTGTTATACATGGCCTGTAGCGAGGCGTTGGGGCCTACGGCCTTTATAACGCGGTCAGCCCCAACTGGGTATTGATGGAAAATAGTACACCAAAAGATGAACACTTTCGGATTTTTCGATCTATCTAGCCCTCGTTTCAATGCTTGCTGGTGGTAGGCCTCCATGTCGTCTACGGCCTGTTTGTTTTGTACCGCTTTGGCTTGTGCGGAGGTCATGACTGCTTTGATGCCTGGTACTTCTTCTCGGCGGACCCAGAATGAGTTCCAGGAGCTGTCGGATCCGGGGATACGGCCGACGCGGCTTGCTATTCGGGTGGGCATTTTGGCCCATATGGCAGTTCCAACGGCGGGCTTGATTTTTTCAAGAATCTTGCCAGCGCGCGTGCCATACCATTGCATAAAACCAATAGTGATTGGATCCTGCAAAAACACCACGCTATAATTCATATCTGATTCAACGGTGCCTATGCACCTAATCAGCACCATCATATCCCCGGATCCCCAACTCATTTAAATCGAGCCTCCGTTCACGTCTACCCATTCAGTTCCGTTAAACACCACGAGTTTATTTTTTCCGGTGTGCCAGAAAAGTACTCCAACGGGGTGATTCATTCCTTCGCCGAACGATGGAAGATTAGTTCCAGCTCCGGTGACGAGGGCTCCTTCTGCTGGCGCCACCACGAATTTACCTGCGCGCAAGCCTTCCCAACCGCCGCGATATGGGAAAAAGTGTGATGGGTCGCTTACAAGGGACCCTGGCGGCACGTTTTCGCGGCGGTATTTGTAGATATTGTGATCTGACTGGGAATTGTTATCTCCGATGGAGTTTACTTTAAGGAAACCCGTGTTGCTTTCATGTGTGTCGATAACATAGCCGGCGGATACAGTTCCGTTTGCACCTGCTTTATATTTGTTTCCGATCAGCGTAATGGTTTCACCGCACGTCTGATTGGTTGCATCAATAAAACTCTTATGGTTGGTGAGATAAACTTGGCACCCCATCATGAGCAGGTTGCTCTTTGGTGATGAGAAAATTACTCCGCGCCGGTTATCTGCACGTCCTTCTTTATCAGTTTCGAAGTACACGCCGAAGCAAGCTACGGAAACACCAAGCCCCATATCAATACCTATTTCGTATGACTCAATGGAGCCACCATGTATGGTCATCATGGTCGCTTCGGTAGCTTTAATGCCGTATTTGTATGATTTGTTACCTTCGTCTGCTATAATGTGTGGCGATTTAATGGTGAGGTTGTAGCAGTATTCAGCGTCAATGGCGGTGGTGTTACCCTGGTATTTCACCCTTTCTACTTCCGTGTACCAGTTTTGCTTAAATTTGTTAGCCAACTTCCAATCATAAAAAGCACAGTCTCTGATAGTTACATAGTTAGCACAATTAAGCCCAATACAATTAGTACGGGAAGGACCGGGCCCATCAAAACGCAAGTTAGTAAAAGTATTACCGTACTTGCAATTAATACCATTACCGTCCCTAATATCGAAGAAAATAGCAGAATTCGGTGAGTTATCCCCCCAGGAAGCACTTGAACCGTCAACCCTCTGATCAGGCAAGAATTCAAGCTCCGAGGTTACCTTATAGATCCCCTTGGGGAAATAGATATGCCCACCTTTGCCAGCAGCAGCAATTGTTCGTTTGATAGCTTCTGTGTCGTCCGTAGATCCATCACCCTTTGCACCATAGTCGGTGACCACGTGATAGTAACGGTTTGCTTTTGATTCCGCGAGGGTTTCGACACGGTTGATATCTTTATCTAGCTGTAGTTTGAGCTTGTTCCTTTCATCTACGATAAACGCACGAAGAGTATCATTCAACTCTTTAAGATCATTCGTAAGCTTCTCGCGAAGTTTATTATCCGTTTGCGTGATGTTATTATCAATACTGGCCGAGAGCGTATCAATGTATGCTTTGTCATACATCAACAACTCCGGGCCGTTCATCATAGCAAAATGAATAACACCATTAACGTCACTCACCGTGTGGTGCACAAATTTGTTGGTGAATTCGTCAATCTGCTTAGATACACGGTCCCGGAATTCGATAATCTTCTTATCCTGAGTACCAGCATACGTAATAAACTCGTTAATTTTGTTCTTCAGCTGATGCAGAATCTCAAGATAAGTATAATTATCTACCTTAGTGAAAGGAGTAACACTATTGAATGGACCCCATTCACCCATAAGGGGCAGTACCGGCTCACTCATACCCAATAACCTCCAAAATATGGTGCATAATAAAACATACTATCATCGGGAGTTAGGCTTTCACCACTGCTCCATACCTGCATAAAAAGATCATTCAATGACATTACTATATGCTGGTCGATATTCATATAAGACTCAAGGTACTCCCCTAGTAGTGAAGCTATAGAGCCGCTACGACCATAACTAGAAGCAGTACTGCCGCTAGTCGTGTTACTGCCGCTGGTGGACGACGTAGATGACGTGTTACCTGTTTTAGAATTACTATCCGTTGCCGCCGTCGCGTAATCACCATTAATACTCAACATTTGCTGCGGGAATGAAGAGTTCACGTTACGCGATGAAGCCGTTCCAGTTCCTTTAACGTTTGCTGATTGTGTGCCACTCGTTTCCGTATTACCACTGCTCGTATTGTTTGTTTCATAAGTGCGGAAAATGTCTTGTGCATTATTGATTGCGAGATAGGCCTTGTTCATCATGGGCATTATAAGTCGCATACGTTCCCCTAGTGCATAGAAAAACATGTCTGCGGTTTCAAAACCTATTTCTTCAAAATAATAATGATCAATAATTTTCTTATTCAGTGTTTCACGGTATTCTTCCGCGAAAATAGGGTAATCCTCAAGCCCGGTTTTCACCTCCAGAGTCTTCGCGTACTTCAGAGCGTCCCGAAGTTCCATCGTATATTTCGCCATTATTCACTTCCTCAATATCTGGAAGAACCTCTTCTTCAAACGACCATTCAACTGAAATATCCAATCCGAATTTATCATTAATTTGCCTACACGCCGTATCACGAGACTTCCACATACTCGCCCTAGCAATAGCAAGCTGCCCATCACGGGCACCCGCCTCATCGCTAATCATACGCTCTGCCTTGGTCTCATTGGTTGAGTTAATGCCAAGGAATGTGAGGCAGTCCCTCCAGATAGAATCGCGCTCATCACGCAAGTGTTCTAGATAGGCGGGGTTAACTGTAAGATCAAGTACTTTAATTTCATCGTTTTGAAGTAGAGCTTCGCCGCCATAAATAACAGGCGCGCCGCGTTCAATATCACGCAAAACATTATCGTAGGTTTGCCGCTGCCCCGGCGGGCATGAAACAATCCTAGGATTGCGCATATTCTTTGCGGTAATATCTAGAGTCTGCTCAATGTCCGAAAGACGTGTAGCGTAGTCAAGATATATTAGTTGGTCATGCATATGCGCAAGATTGTGCCATATGGGTACACAGTCTTCTGCATCAATAGTCAGACCGTAGTATTTGCCATAGCTTTCAGTTTGGTATTTAAAACTGTTTCCGTAAACGTCATAATCGCCAATAGGATTAGCGGCAACACACAAGTGCTTACCGTAACGCGCATCATAATAGAAAATACACATACCAGCAGTGTTTAGCGTGGACTCTATATACCTGGCATCAACAGTATCCGGAAGGTTATTCCACGTAAAACGTGTTACTGCCCATTCCATTATTTTCCCTAGATACATATTAATGCGAATAGTATCTAGTGATGCCGCCTTCCTAGGAACGAATTTTGCTAGAGTATCCCTAGGATTGGCCATGACAGCATGAAGATCGCCAAAATTACTCATAGAACAACACTACCTATCCCGCCTACTATTTCATTTTCGGCAATATCAAGATCATTAATAAATTCTGGCTTACGCCACACAGTTGTTCCTTTAAGGAATATACCCATAATAGCTTGCTTATACACCTCGGGGCAATAAAGAGTCTTTATCGTAACATCAGCAAGCTTCCAATATGTGAAATTAGTCATCGGATTAATATTTTTAATATTCACATAGCGGTTAAGAGCATAACCATATCTCAACCAATATTCACCAAGACGCTCCACGGCAGAATCATCAACACGCTTGAAGCGGAAGTTCACCGTCATCCCCTGCTCAAGACAGATAGTAAGGAAGTCTCCACCTAGCTGACCAGAGACAGAAGGCTGCAACATTTTAGCGTCCTGCACCTTGGCGTTAATGCCGGCAATGGTGTTCGCGTGATCGCCAGCCGCGGTTGCTTTCGCGAGTGCGAGGTTTGCGTCAGCTATCCCGCGAGAAAGATTGTTAGTAATATTATTATTAGCAGAAGCAGAATAATTCTGTATTCCAAGATTCCCGCTAATCTGGTTTTGCTGAATAGCATTATCAGCAATAGCATTACCTACTCCCATTACTCCAGAAAGCGCGCCCCCAAGTATATTACCGCCAGCCATAGAAGCAATACCATTAACGCCAGCATTAATACCATTTTGAATCGCCTTATAATTAGCAGTCTCCGAAGCAAGCCCGGCTTGCATAGTATTCGTATGAATCTGAGTATTAGTACGCTGATTATTCGCATCGATACCAAGCATAGAGTTACTGAAAGCAGTATTAGCACTCATCAATGCCCGCTGCTGAGCCCAATCAGCCGACTGATGCTGGAACGCAATCGAATGATGATTACTAGCCAGGTAATCGGTGTATGAATCATTAGTGATAGGCAACGATGGGAAATTCATCACCATAGTTGATGAATCAAGATAGCCACCAACGTATTCGCTTGTAGCTCGACCCCTAGCACCGTAGTTGAGTGGGTAGATTACAACTCGCGGGTTGGGTGGAATGACGCTAACATTAACAGATACGCTATATTTACCAGAATTAAATAGTTCTGGTTTCAGAATAATTGGTGTACCCGTATACGTAGTCATCTCAATGGCTGCATATGGATAGGTGGCAAACTTCATAAGTTTTTTATACCTATCAGGAATATGCGCCATAAGCTCCGACGTAAGGTCCTTTACAATATCATAATAATATATAAAAGTACCCTCGTACAATTTACCAACATTAGGGTTATGATCAAGGAATTTTTCCGGAGTAACGCCCCGCATATTACGGTAGGATGGTACTAGATAAGCGCCATAGATAGACTTCGACGCCCACGGCACGCGTTTAAGTGCTGCCATAACATCAGCAAAAGAATCAACGCTGCACCCCCATAGATCAGCCCCTATAACGACATTGACAAAAGTCGAACCGGCATTATCTCTACTCTTATTGTACAGTTGAATCTTAGTGCCGGGGCTAGTTGAAAGATTCGGCGAATCGATACTTCCGGGGTCAACGCTTAGATCGGCAGATGAAATAAAAACAACTGCTAGATCAGATAGCTCATTCTGCTGCTTAATTTTATGGCGAATATACTTAGTTTCAACCATATCGGAGCCGCAATCAAGTCCTTCAGGAACAAGAAGGTTCTTCAACATATTGGGCTGCGCGGCATTAGAAACAGCAAAAGCATAATGCGACCGCTCCACATAACAACGACCGAACTTCATCCCCCATCGAAAGCTATTCCATATATCAATTTGAAGATGAAACGCTGTGGTGTTAGGCGCTATATGCTGCACGCCCTTGATGAAATAGAAAAAATCATTAGGCGTGTCAGAATGCGTGAGTGGGTTATAAACGTGGATATAATTGTATTTATACGCTTGGGCAACACCAATGTTAAGATGAATATCTTGTTCCGGGCGTACATACGACAGTCGGTCAAATTTAATCTTCGGCCCAGGGCTGATGGAAAGATAATCTATCAAAGACTTAGTGTCTGGAAAATCAACGATATTATTATATTGCGCATCCCACGGAACATTGCACAATGTAACAACCGTACCTGGCGTCCATACGTCAAAAGAAAAAGACGTACCCGCAGAAGATACTTCTGCGGGTACGTCAGTTATGTAGCTACTCATGCACCAATATTATCAGGTTTCCCTGTAGTGAGGTCATGGGCGCCCGAGGCGCCAAGACCAAGAACAATGCCTTTCGCGATACTGCCTGGAACGTTGCCAATTCCGTCTACCAAGAGGGTGAAGGCAATACCCAGAATAATGGCCAACACGCCATTAAGAGTTTTAGGTAGACCTGCCTGTTTAGCTAGATTAACGGCGGCAATTACTGAGCCTACAGTTGCTAGTTCGATCATTTATTCGTCCTCAAATATTTCGTGTAATTCTGGCGGATCCGGGGCTTCAGGTTTCCTGTATCTGTAATACATATCTATTAGTTTTCTGAAGGCACCCCATAGTATTTTAAGCCTTGATTGCTCGTGTTCGAGTTTCTTTTCAAGATTCCCCACCCTGATGAGAAGCTGTGTAAGCACAGCCCCCATCAGAGTGAGGATTGCTATAAGGAGCCCTTCAGTAACGACAGGACTCATTATTAACCTACTTGCTTAGTTTCTCGCTCACGACATCAAGTTGTTTGACAACCTTATCCAAAGCGGTAGCAACCATGCCGATACGGGAAGCGATAAGACTCATCATAGGATTATCATTCAACTCCTTATGAAGCTCCTGAACGGTCATATCTTCAATACTCCTTTCAATAGACGACATAAGAGGGGAGTCGTCAATAACCTCAAAACTAGTCCCGCGAAGGTAGAAGTGAATATGGTCCATGTGCGCCGCAGACTTATTACCATACCCAGAGTACAGTCGCTTCCACGTACCCCTACTTGGATTCCACGAATACGCGTATCCATCCTGGTAAGGGGAGAAAATAATCCACTTCAGTCCGATAGCAGAAGCATTCTTCTGGGCCCAAGCACACAACTTCAGCGCGTTAGCCAACTCAATCTTAGACGGAGAAGCTCCAAGATCAGTGACCATCACGTCAAGCGCGTAACCAGAGCTATGCTCGAAGTTGCGGTCCTTACCGTTGGCATCATAATTCGGAGCACCCTTCCCCTGCCCAAACCAAAAGGTAGAAGGAAGAACCTTATCTAGATGGCCAACAAGTGCCCACACGGCCGCATGAGCTGCGCCAACACCAGAAGTGCCATTCTTGCGATTCATCAACATCAAGACTGCTTGACCTTAATCGCATAATGCTTAGAAATAGACCGTGCGTCCTCAACCCTAGCGTCCACGCCAAGATCGGCCCAGTTCTCATTACGTCCAACATGCAACACACCATCCTCAGTAACATAAGTACGGTTGCTATACGATGGACTCATAGACCAAATAATGCCGTGGTTACCCAAAAGCTTCGGATCATCAACCAAAATCTCAGTGGACAGCTGATAGATGTGGCCCTTGAGAACCTCAGTAACGGCATTACCAGTATCCGCGTCAGTAATGGTCAACGTCTCACCCAACCCAGTAACGCTACTCCGCTTCATGTTCGTCTCAGGAGTAACTTCGTTAGAGGTAAACAGGATCGCGTTAGCGAATAGAGAAGTGCCGAAGATCTGGTGGTGATGGAATACGCGGTTCTCGTACAAACCGAATTCGTTACGTACCTTACCGTTGCGGATCAGTGTGTCTGCGATAACGAAGAAGTTCTTGTCAACCAGAGCTGCCTGGAAGCCGGGGATATTGAAGTGCTCCTGCATACCCTCATGCACACGGAAAGGAATCTCAGCCTTATCGATATGGAACATGTAAGCCAAAGCCTCGATATCGATATTCGCGCGCGCTTCGGGGGTAAGGAACAAATGAAGATCACTAATCTTAGAATGATTAGCAACCTTCAACACATTGAACTTACGGTTAAGGAAGCCAAGCGTAGAAGCGGCCGCCTTGAACGCCTTCAGTGCCGCCTTGACATTAGCCTCTGGGGCTGCCAAGGACGTAATATCCGGAATCTTGATCTTGTAGAACCCGTACTCATTTTCATGCTCACGGAACAAGTTCATCGTGGACAGGAACTCATCCTGCTCATCCGCCGATAGCGGTGAAGACATGAACGCCGAGATAAGCGAATCAAGCCCGTTAGGCTTCAAGAACGCGCGCCGAACAACCGCGTCACTAATGCTAATCGGGTAGAACTGCTGCCGGTTGGTGCTGTAGAACGATTCCTCAACCCTGGGAAGGCGGCGAGCGAACATCGACTCGTAATCAACATCCTGTTTCCACGGCTGCCCATCAATAATGTCGACATAGATCTCGCTGATAGTGCCGCCAATAGCCAACTCACCGCGCTTGAACTCCTTCAGCGGGTTGTTCCAGATAACACCGCGAACCTTCTGCTCAGCAATCACGTTGACCAGGGTGTCGAGGAATTCATTGTAAGCAGGTTCATAGTTCATAATCTTAGAACCAATCTGAGCCATATTCGCCTTATTCACGTCTGGAATGCGAGACTGGTAATCAATCGACGCATGACGACGAACGTAATCAAGGTACAGTCGGTTATAGTCTTTAGTCAGCTTATCAGGCATCATTCACCCCTCAACATAGCGAAAAATTCTTCATCAGCAAGTACCGTAGCTTCCTCTTCCTTTTCAGGAGCAGCAGGAAGCTGACTATTGAATGCCTCGCGCACCGACTCAAATTCAGTGCGCAAAGAAGAAATTTCAGAACGAAATTCCTCCATCATCTTCATGAAATTCTTAGCATACTCAGCCTTAGCTGAAGTATTTTCTTTCTTTTCCTCAGTCTTTGAGGCTACTTCATCACTCATTATATCCTTTCAGCGTGCCGGTAGGGGAGTTGTCACACTCTCACTATACAGGAGACTTATCAGGTCCGACACCCCGCTATAGCCACCTACCGGCAACAAAATCATTATAGTTTAAGTTCATAAGGAGTGTCAACAAGGACAGTTCCACCCTTGACACGCTTCGCCCGCAATTTACCCTGAATCACATTGCCTGGATAAAAATCGGCAAATTTAAGATCATTGGCGATATACTTCGGAAGCCCTGCGATATGGACTTCATACTTGTTATCCTCTGTCAAGTCAATATAAGCTTTCGACCTCCAATACAGTCCATAACGAATACGGGTTTCGTTATGGAC